AAGACAGCAGATACATAGCTCGATCTATTTGCGAGACATCAAGTGTCCCAAGTTCAGGCAGGTCAGGCAGTTCTGCTGTCGGGTTGTTGTTCTGTAACTCACATCTGAACTCGTTAAGTAAGTCAACTGAATAAATATTTTTGAAAACTTTTCTTACGTCTTGGTGCACATTTCGGGCGTTGCAAGCGTGGGATATAAAGCAGTCGTGGACAAAGCCCATGTCGTAGGTCATAGCGTGTGCCAATGTATGTACAACGGTAGCGTCTAGTCCGTGTATAAAGTTAGCAGTGATACAGTTCTTTTGTTCCTTCGGATCGACATCATCTAACTCTATGTTATAACGGACACGTGTGTTGATATCTTCGATGATAGTCTTTACTTCCATTCGTTTATAAGTGGTCATCCGTTGCACAATTTTAAATCCAAACGGTGTAGTCCACTCAATAGATTTGTTACCGATAGCACCTGCACAGACACGTAAGAACTTATGCACTCGATCAACGGACACCAAGACTTCACGAGCTACATCGTTAAACTGTTTAGCTAAGTAGTTGATAGCGTCTATCTGTTGACCGTCTTCGAATGGATGGTTGTCACCGATCTCATGTAAAAACTTTTGCAACACATGAAAGTACGACTGACCGTATGGTTTGTTCATGATAGCTATCTTCGATAACTTACGGGTCACACCGTGCTTAAACCACAGACCAGCTATGTAGTTGTCCGTTGATTGCTCCTTTAACCGTTCGTACACAATGTCAGCTACCCACTGGTACATATCACCCGGTGCTTGGTCAGGTACTAGGTTGCAGTGCTTAGCTAATCCTTCATCACGTAATAACAAGTGTAGTATCTGCATACCGTTGTTACTACAATCCATACGAACTGGGAACTGAGACACGTAACCGTAACCCTCGTCCTTGAACTTCTTGAACTCAAAACAAAAAGCTAGGAATCCAAACGGTTCACTTGCCTCAGTCCACCAGTCGTTATCGTATGGGTCTTTTGCTGTGTCAACTATCCATTCTTCGTGCTTGTTTACCCACTCTAGTCGTTCTTCTATTGTCCCCTTAACTCCCCAAGCATTCGCTCCGTGTACCAACAAGCGTTCTATATCATCTTCATCCATTACCTGCTCACCTCTCTTGAACAACAACAAGGACTTGGCTAAGTCACAACCTTGTGGATGTAAGTAGGCGGGCATATAATAAAGTCTTCCCCGGTAATCAACACGACACGGAAAGTACACACTATCCCACTCCTTATACTTACGACCAAGATGTAGTAACTTCATGTGTATCAACCGTTTAGTTCGGTTAGCTTCGTTGATCGCTCGTATCTTTCGTTGTTTAAATTTCCATGTACGCAGCTCGTCTGGTCGTTCGTGTCCGTCCTCTAAGCGTGGTTGCATTGGCACTTCTGCGTAGTCCAACAACTGTCCAGTCTCCCACATATTCCGTGCAACATCCAACACCTGCTCGTTTATACACCAAGCAACCTTTTGTACATTATTCACGGACACGTACATCTTAGACAGATCGTGGTTATCGTAAGTAGCTTCAACTGGTTTGTTCATTACGAACGGATCGTCAAAGGTTTCGTAACCTCCGTCCCAGTAATTCGTCCAAGGCTTCGGTTCAGTAGGCAACGCCAGACGAATCGGATCAGCTACTTCTTTCCACAAGTCAAAGCGTCGTACCCAATCACTAAACTCAGCAGACAGGTGTACCTTCTTTATTGCTTTCTTTCCGTTTCGTTCCATGCGTACCTCAACCAGTCCAGTGTGCCGTCGTATCTCTCCTAACAACCACGCACCCAGTGCAATCTTATGTCGCTTTTCCCACACCTTAAATCGCTTGTTATTTCTTTCCTCTTGGTAAAACTTCATCATCTTACCACGGACACCTTTACGTTCTTTAATACCGTACAATCGGTTCTTTGGAAAGGTCTGTTCAGCTACTCGTTGCCTACATATATTCTCAAACTCCTTGCCTATGTTAAATGACATCCGTGTATAGCTTTCACACATCGGTATGTAGTCTAACATCGTCTTCAACGCCACGTGTGCAATCATCTGTGGGTGCAGGTCAGCTACATAACACAACCAGATAGGCATCGACGGACTATCATCCTGAGCATACCTGTTAAAAAAGTCTTCAATCGGTTGTGCTAACTTAGGTGCTATGTTACCAAGGATTCGTTTACTACTGGCAAGATCACCACCTCGTCCTAGCTCCCGGTATAACTGTTGGAACTTTCGGTAGGTCGCACGACCCCACGCTTTCATCTCGTATTCTACTGACATCTATCTAGTGAGTTATACGGTCACGTAAGTCTTCGTCCATGTAGCAAAACCACGTCCTTGGTCGTTCTCTGGGAACATCGGTTCGGTACGGCTTGCCTTCAAGATCGATTGACAACTGGCATTGGTTCCAAAAGAAATCATAGCCTCTGGTCACCAGTTGTGCTAAGGTTAAAGCTTCGTCTTCGTCGAGTAATAACAAAGGATCATCTATAAATTCGTCATCCATCGGTTAAGGTTTTGTATCCCTTGGACATCAAAGTCAATATCATAGTCCGTTAGGTAGCCATAGGTTAGTGTTCGTGTTATTTTTTCTAACATTCCAACGAGCAGGTACAACTTGCAGGTTAGAAGGATGATGTAAACCACCAAGACTTAAAGGTACGATGTGGTCAACATGAAACTCTATTCCTAATTTGTTTTTAAGACGAGTGCTGTGCTCATAATATTGCTTAATCAGTTGTTCTTCAGCGAATGTAAGTTTGGTACTGGCTCTCTTTATACGAGCACGACGCTTGGATGTATGATAATTACTTAAAGCCTTTCCTTTTTCAGAGTTCCTAAAGTTAGCAACTCTAGATTTGAAAGCATCGGTCTCACGATATAATTGTCTTGTCTTCTTGCCTTTATCACTTTGGGTGTATTTTGTTGACGATCTCTCGCTTGCCCTCTTACCCTTATCGGTTCGGTAATAGCGTTTCCATGTTTCTCTTTGCCTAATTCTGACATCTTCTCTTCGCCAGTAATTATCGATGCTTTGTTTGAAGCGTTCAAGACCTTCTATATCTGCCCACTGTTGCTTCCCTCTAGTTTGTCTTAAATAAAATACACCTAAAACAAAAGGATGTTTATCACCTGTTTTAAATTCACCGCTTGTTTGTAATGCTTGTCTATCAAGCCTACCACTAGGTTTTCTAAAATCTTCTATTGTTTTCATTGCTTCACCTCGTCATTTTCTACGGACACGTAAAGATCGTATCGTTCGTTATTGATCTTATCCAACAGCTTTTGTAGTTCTAAATACAGCGGGAAAAATCGGTTGTTAGGGTCGATAGCATCTCCCCCCATTTCGTTCTGGTGAATATACCACATTAGTTCTTCAATCATAACATGAGGTGTTAGTACTATTTCTTTTTTCATTTCTCGGTTAAATCTAGTCATATCGCTACGCTCTAACGCATTCTCTCTCTATGCTCGTAGAATGCTTTTGTTTATATCGGTTTATTAGTCGCTGTATAGCCAAGCTACGGTTAAAACTATTATGATCAGGAGCGAGCAAAGCATTACGGCAGACATCGGTTATCTTTCTATTTGTATGTCTTCAGCTTCGTCTTTCATAGGGTCATTATCTTTATGCCATCTCTGGACTAAAAATTCACCGTCAATCGAAGCGTCAAAGTAGTAAACATAGTCACCAATGGTAACATAAAGAGAGTTTTTGGAAGGTTGTTCTATTTTCATAAGGTTTTATTTATCGGTTTATTGGTTGTTGTTATCGTTTGGATTGTTGCACATCGGACAAGGGCCGTGACCCGGCTCAGGACAACATAGCTTCCTTTTACATACGGTTGAACAACTGGCAACGGCAAGGCTAAGTAGTAGTATTAGTAATGGTTTCATGATCTAAAGATTATGTATCCAGTCTCTTTATTTATTTTATAGTAAATGTCTTTTAAAAAGTCACAGGTAGATTGCTCTAAATACTGAGCTTCATTATCAAAGCCCGACTCCATCCAAACGCCCAATAAGTGAACACTTAACAAGACTTCATCTTCTAGATTAGGACAAGTCCCATAAATCACATTAAAAAGATCATCTAATATGTCAGCGTCTACATTCTGGACTAAATAACATTGTTTGTAAGGTTCTATTTTCATTCGTCGTTTTCCTTTTCTTTATTGGTTAGTTTATTATTGGTTTGTTGTCTGATGATGCCTTCGATCGTGCTTATGTTATCTGGTGAATAGTAACCACCGTCAAAACTACAGTGTGGTTCAAAGGAGCAATCAAGACAGTATTCGCCTTCGTTTTCCATGCCCTGCAAGGTCAAACCACAAGATTCACAGACTTTATTCATTGTTTAAAACTGAGCCATTGCATCAATAGCTTTTGCTTTGTCTATATTGTTAGTGATTAAGTCGTGTATTTGTATCTGTATTTCTTCAGGTAAAACAAGCTCTATCTGATGTGTTAAGTCTGGATCGGTCGAGTCTTGAACTTCCGCAAATACGCCCCAATCAACAATCTCTTTGTTTCCTAATAAGTAAGTCATAGCTATTAATTATCGTTAAGTGAAAAGAATACGAGCAACAGCCAAGACAAGCACATTAACACTGGAGCCAGTAGACAGTAAAAGACCTGCTTCTTAGTCGATATTTTAGGGTACCAGTTGTCAGTTGCCATTGGTTCAGGTTGCTCTTTATTAGGTTGAGCTTTGATGTAGTTAAGTAGAGTTTTATCGATGTTCTTTTTCATGTTATGCCACTACCTCCCTTTCTAAACGAATACCATCTAAAAGCCTATGGATTGAGTTAAACAACTCTTTTTTGGTGCCTAAGTGAATAATAGTTTTTACACCGCCGTGCTCATTATTCATTTCATGCAAGCCGTATTTACCGTATGCACTATACATATGAAAGTTGCCAATTTGAGCCGTAAACTTTCCGTCAATGTTTTCATAAGGTTTCAATGGTCTTTTTAGTTCTTTGTTAAGCCATTCAATGACTGCGTCTATTTGTTTTAATGTGATTCTCATAAGTAATATAATTAGGTTATTAATAAGGTTTGTGGATGCATCTAAAGACTATTCTTAAAACTAACACGAGAATAAAATTACCTGCTAATGAACTTTAAAGCCGTGCTAATAGCTGTGATAAGTAAGAGTGATAACAAGGAAGATATGTAAGAGCGACGCCTTGAACCGAAAAAATCAGACGCAAACAACTTGCAATAAGCGAAAAAACAACGACGCATTTGAACCGTTTGATCTGTTGATTTGCGTTGCTAGTCTAAACAGATTGCTTTACTCGTGTTAAGCCAAAACAATTAGACATAATACATATTCTGCGAACCTAACGACTGTTGATAATCAACGATTTACGACATCGGCTAAGTTGTTAAGAGTATTGTGTACCCGGTAGGCAGAAAAAAAACAGTACCCGGCTAAGGGGCAAACAACGACCGCGTATATAGCGTAAGCCCCTCAGATTTTTTTAACCTAAATCTTGAATACTCAGAAGCTTGGGCTTAGGAAGTCGTCGTCTAACTCGTCGTCGAGATCGTCTGGACTAAACAGGATTTCACCGTCTGTCAGTACCGTAAGCTTAGCGTATTCCAAGCACCCTACAATCGTTTGGTCGTTAAGGTCGAACTCTTGTTGATACCGTCTAATCAGGTTATCTAAGTCGAACATAAAGGAGTCAGTTTGATCGTTGTTGTGCATAACAGTTATACTATAACAACAGTCTATATATTTAGTAAAGCTATAACGAGATTACAAGTGTGACATTTTGTCTCATATTTTATTTAACTTATAAACAACGACTTAGAACATAAGTATTGACAACAAACCTGTAACGGTTACTAAATGATATAATGCCCCTAACGGCTAGTTAGACGTCCGTTATAACGTTTCGTTTAAACAAAAGATACAGAAGTAATGAACAACGACGATAACGAATGACGCTTTAAACGTTGTCGTTATCAACTTGTAAATAACAACTGTTAATGAAAACACTAAAACAACAACGACGTGTTTTCTCTATTAACGATAACAGATTTACGTTACGTACTTTTCTGTAGCTTTTAAGGATAGGTGTGTCTACTGACATAGACCGTTAACTCCACAGTAAAGCTTTGTTACCATTACTACGTTTATAAAAGCTATCAGTAAATTTTGTTAACTCTTCTTGTAGGAGTTCTTGTTTTCTATCAATCATGTTTTGGTTAACGTCAGCAGCCATCTGCTGCACCCAATAACCAACGGCTATTGATAAAGCATCAAGACGGTCATCATGAACTAGACTACCACGTTCACGTGTAATACGAGATAACTGATACATTAACATATAACGTGATTGTTGTTCTATAGGATATGTTTGAGCGGATCGATAGTCGTCTGTTATAACAGTAGGATCAACAATAAGTCTATGACTGTTTAACACAGGTTCTAACACGTCTACGATTCTAAGTTCTTTTTGTTTGTTATGTCTAACTTCTTCTATAGTCACTGGATAGGTTGTTTTAAACAAAGGCTTTATCAGTTCCATAAACATACCGTCACCGAAGTTAGACTCTATAACTACTTTGTTAACTTTGTTATTCTTAGCTATGGTTACCAGTGTGTTTAACGTTTTAACGTCGTATCCACCTTTTATACCACCAGCGTCTGGAACGAACAACTGACCATTTAACATCTTTACAACAGCATATCCTGTTTCATCTTTACCCCGACCAGACGGGTCTATAGATAGAACACTACCTGTATAAGGTATGTTATCACCAACGGTCTTGCTGGGTCGTTTATAACGGTCACCACTAAGACCAACGTTAGGTAATGTTTTATCAGCCATATCAGGGTCTGACGACCACAACACTTTTTCAGGAGCTGTATCAACGTCTACATCCATAATGATCAGATCGTTAATCTTGAGCGGGTATCTATCAGCGTCTGATAGCTTAGGATTGAGCATGAACTGTAGAGCGTACCCGGTACGACCGTACGACATCTTTCTTTCTTCCAGGTCTAAGTCAGTGAACCGTAGGGGTTCTGTAGAAGTACCGACTGTCTCAGGTGTTATGTTATCCGCTATAAGGGGTGCTAAATCGCCTCCGTAGTTGTTTATAGCTTCTGTATCATCTGGATACTCTGAAGACCATATACGGCTCTTGTAGCCCCTCTCTCGCAGTTTGTTGTATATACTGTCCTCACACTGAGGAGTACCTAGAAAGATGATACGGGAGGAGTCCAAGGGTTTAATGATAGCGTCGAACTCTTTTACTTGTTCATCCAGCTTATCTCTCATTCCTTGAGTAGCACTGTTGTTAGCTACCTCCACATCGTCTGCTA